GTGTATATGTGTTAATATCTTCCTGATCAGAGAATCTTATAAACATATCATCCTGTGTGGATGTATCTCCGATAGTTGTCTCTGTTCCAAAAAATACCAAGTGACGATCCGGTGTGGATACCAACATGTGTCTTGATGCTGTTGGTGCACCTGTAATAATACTTGCTCTGATGTTCTCGGCCCCTGTTGCTGCAGAGTTCCATTCGAATACAGCGCTATCATGTATTAGGCAGATAGCCTTATCACCAAAATTATCTAATGACCACATACCAGGTTCTAACACCAGGTCTCCCGATGCTGCCTCGCCCCATGCCACGAAATTAGTTGTGCTGGTAACCGTGTCTCCTGCACCATGTGATGCAGCATCTGTTCCTCTAACTTCTCTTGTGACACCTGTTAGTTCATTGGATGTGCTTATGCCCGTATAGGATATCTCTTCTGTTCCTATCTTTATAAAATTTGTACCTGAGTCTGGGAATTGTGATACGTCCGCTAATATGATACCTGTTGTAGTTGAAGAGTTTATCGCACCAGACAGAGTCGTTGTTGGCTCACCTGCTACCTCACCACCAAAAGTTCCAAGAGACCAACCAAAGCCTTTTGCTTGCACTGCTGGTCCTACAGGATAATAATGTTGTACCCTGATACCACCCGATGTTGTTGCACCCGATCCTGATTCTGCTGATGGCATAGTTATTGTGACAGTTGTAGCGTTAGGAACTGTTGTCACCATGAATTTTTTATCGTTGAAATCTGAAGCTGCAAAATTAGAGTTGGTGATTGTAGAAAAATTATCTAATAATATTATATCTTGTTCACCTATACCATGGTCTCCACTAAAAGTTATTGTAACAGATGTTGATCCGTTGGTCGTGGTGAATGCACTTGTGAGCGTTGTTGTAGATTTGATAGGATGTATATCGTAATACACACCACCAGAAAATGCATATAGAATTCTGTTTGTGCCAATGATTGCGTACTTCCTGGCTTTACTATTTACAAAATGATGTAATCCTCTGCCAGCACCTGTCAAAGCATCGTCACCTAATTGTTTCCAACCACCTATCTTTTCTGGAATACCATAACGAAACCTGACATTATCGCAGTCTGTCCATTGACCCTCTGCTCCCGTGTCAGTGATTTGTTTATTTATACCTGGCTGAAAACCTATCTTTTGTAGCATAATAATCCATTATACCTATTTTGCAGTTAATTAATAGATTAAAAGCAGGGAAAGGGTGTGGTGGTGTCTTTCCCCGCCAGTCTATTGTATAGACTATTTTGTAGGATTAGTCAACTTTGCATCTTTAAACCATGCGGGTAAACCCAATAAAGGTCTTTTATCTAAATAGTTTTTTTTGGCTGTTTTAGAATTAGCTCTGTTATAATGTAAAAATACCTGTCCACAATCTTTACCTTGAAATTCTTCTCTCCAATGTTCTAGATCACATCCAGAATATATCAACATATCGCCTGGATTTAATTTTACTTTTATACCAGCTTGTCCTTGTTTGCCTGTTGGGTCCAGATATATCGGCCAATCGTCACCGCCAAGATTTAATGTGGTTGATATCTCACAAGAATATCTATCTTTATGTCTGGCTAACACATCTCCTTTTTTATAGATTCTAGCATAGGAATATGTTTCTGATAATTTTAATTTTGTATGTTTCTCCATCACTGGTTTTACTTTTTGTAACAATGTTTCCATGACAAGATCGCCATAGTGTGAATATGTATTTGGCACCTGTTCATCAGACCATATACCCCAATACTCTGTAAATGGTGATATATACCTAGAGTCAAATAAAACCCTAGCCACGTTTCTTTTGTTTAGAAAATAAGCATAACAAAAGTCAGCCATTTCTCTACTGATAGCATTTTTTAAAACTGTGTATTTATTTTTTTTGAACGACATTTAACACTCCTTTTGGTATCGCTTGGCAGTTCCAATGTATAAACCTAAATGGTTCATAACCCATATCAACAACATATTGATGCGGCATATAAGATGGAAAGAATATTAATCTACCTGGTTGAACTTTATAATGAATTTGTGAAGTTGCGTATGTAACTTTTGATTTATCTTTTTCTGGTAAAAGATTCATAACATTTCCTGGTCTTGGATCTTCAAACATTGGCATAGATGTTTTTTCACTTGCTTTTAAAAAATAAAAACCCGATATGTGACCATTCCAATGTGTGTGTAATGTGTGGTGTCCACCACCTCTTTTTGCAAATTCCTGTACCCACATCTCTGTTGTAAACACTTGATATTGAGATAAATCAAAACCCATCTCCTGTAATAGATTATGTGCGGTAGCACCGATATAATCCTGTAACTCTTTAAATTTAGGATCACCTATTAAACTTGTTGAATGAAACACATGACCCATATCTCCTTTGTCACCAAACTTTTTATTTCTATCATCTATTGTTTTTTTTAAATTTTTCTGTGATATTTTTATGTATTTATCAGACGCCTTGTTTAATTTTTTTACAAACTTAGGTTCATCTGCCCACCATATAGGACATTTAAAATATTCTTCTAAATTTAATTGTTTTGGAAAACTCATTTGTATGGCCACCCTAGATTCCATATAACCAGACTATACCTAGATCCTTTTTTAACAGGACATACCCTATGCCAAACAAAACCAGGAAACACAACCAAAGATCCTTTTGGTAATATCTCTGTGCATTTTTTAATGTTAGGTTTTTTATCTGGGTCCATATTTCTAAAATCAAATTCCAATTCTCCACCTTTATAATCTTTTGGATCTGATAATGTTACTGTTACAGATAGTTTTCTTATCTTACCATTTGATGGATCATTACCTTCTCTCATATATGGTCTATCCCAACTATCACAATGCCAATCATAGAATTGACCTTTTTCATATTTTGTAAACTGACAACTCTCTGAAAAATCCCATTGAAAATTCCAACCTGCGTTTGCATTCGCTTGATGAACATAAGGTTGTATCTCTTTATATATCCATCTGTCATTCATCCAAACAATGTTAGAATTTCTTTTTGTTTTTAAGTCTTTAACTTGTTTTTGATTTAAGTTCTTACCACCAAATCCACCAGTGACTGCCATTTGATCAGAAATAGATTTTCCGTATTTAACTATCTCATCACAGATTCTCTCTGGGACTGCTGATTGGAAATACCAATAATAATTTGTTAAGTTCATCTTTCTATATCTTTCTTATATCAATTATTATGAAACTGTCAATGTTCCTGAAACTGTAAAAGTAGCTACCTTAAATGATCCTGCTGGAGCAGGTAAACTTGATACGGAGTTTGTGCACGGTGCTACAGATACTGTTGAACTAGCAGGTAATCTAACCACTACAATTCCTGGTCCACCATTTCCTCCGTTTCCACCAGTTGATGGAATTCCACTTCCACCTCCACCTCCACCGCCAGTGTTGTCTGTTCCTGGGTTTCCATTTTGAGCTGCAGTCCCTGGTTGAGGAGTACCAGCTCCACCTCCGCCACTTCCACCAGATCCTGCTGTGGTTGATCCACCACCTTGAGAAAAAGCTCCACCTCCACCACCGCCACCTCTTGTAACAGGTGAGTTTGTAATTGAACTTGTTAAACCATTTCCGCCATTACCTGCATTTGCACCAGAAGGTGATCCACCGGTACCATTTCCTCCTGTAGCACCAGCTCCTCCTCCACCACCAGCACCACTTACAGGTCCAGTTGCTCCATTTCCTCCAGGATTACCTTGTGGCGGACTTACGGACGGTGTGTTTCCTGCTGCTCCACATCTTGGAGATGCACAACTACTAAATCCTCCACCTCCTGAACCTCCAGCTTCTACGTTAGCACCTAATTGTCCTCCTCTACCTCCACCCGCAGATGTAATTGTTGAAAATTCTGAAGGGTTTCCAGATGTGCTCTCTGATGATCCAGCGGTTCCACCAGTACCACCTCCACCAACAGTAATTGAGTGAACACCTTTAGTTAATTTTAAACCAGGTCCTCCTGCTGGAGATGCTGAATAACAACCTGTATTTGTTCCATTTGATTCTCTATATCCACCAGCTCCACCACCGCCACCACCATTGGAGTTTGCTCTACCAACTCCTCCAGCTCCACCACCAGCAATAACTAGATAATCAACAGCATACATAAATTCAGGCCATGTTCCTTGTTGCTTGGCACTTAATTGACTTTGCATTGACCACACACCACTTGCTTTATTTAATTCTTTTACGATAACTATTCCTGATCCACCAGCTCCTGATGCTTGTGGTAATTTACTAGAACCTCCGCCTCCA